ATTGCGAGAGTCGGCCATGATCTATTTCCGTTTGGACTTGCGGGCAGTTGAGAGGGCCACTGCGACGGCTTGCTTATTCGCCTTGGCCTTCCCGAACTTCTTCGCCGTCTTGGCGAACGTCTTGCCCTTGTGGAACTCAGAGATGTTCGAAGAAACCGTCTTCTTCGATGAACCCTTTTTCAGAGGCATGACGTTCTCCAGATTACGGCCCGTTCGACCCGAAGAGACCACGAGGATCGGTCCAGAAGAACGAGTACCGTTCACGGGACTTCGCCTTGGCGTTGTCGGTGTCGAAGTCGTTGTCCTGCTCGAATGAGATTGGGACACGGGTGTAGGACTTAAGGCCGTCCGGGCAGTTGGTGCGGAGGAACCACGCATGCGGCGACGTGAGGTAATGATTCACGTGGATGCCGCCTGGGATGGCGCCAGTAGCCTTGATGACGTTGATGTCATTGTTGGCCGTGCCCGGTTGGAACACCGACTTCATGATTCGGTTGGCATTGAACCATTCCTGACGCGGAACGATCAAGCGTTGCGGCATGATGTTGATGAGGTTGCCCACGTCATCCGCCGTACCCATGATCTGGATGATGAGGTCTTCGAGCGACGCTTCCGACAAGTCGGCGCCCACTGCGAGCATGTTCGAGAACGAACCGCCCGAGGTGTTCGGGTGAGCCACGTTCAGCAAGCTCACTCCGTCGCCGCCGTTGAAGCCGGTGGTGAACGCGTTGTTGTAGATGTTCGCTGCGACGTTCTCTTTGGTCTGGCGGAAGCTAAATGCCAGACTCGCAGCACGCCGCTTGGACACCTTCTCGTAGAGGTCATCCTCCAACTCTTCCTGCGTCACGATGTAGCCGAGGCTGTACGTGAGGTGGACGTAGCGGGAGATGAAGCCCTGGAGTTCCGAGGTGTAGATCGTACCGCCAGACTCGGGCTTGACCGGAGCCAACCCGAAGCCGGTGATCTGAACATCTTCCTCGTAGTTCTGGTGCGAGGTGTCCTGCTCGAAGAGCATCGGCCATTCTTCGGGATGCTCCGCGTAGGTCCGACCCCACCACGCCTTGATACCCGGCCACAAGGCTTTGGGGTGGGTGCCTGTATTGATGATGCCACCAACTGCCATGATGATTCTCCGTTGTGGTTAGGTTTAGACGCCGACAGTGCCAGGAGACGGCTTGCCGTACTGATGCGTGTTGAAGACAACCAACAGCGGCATGTTCACACCGAATGCGACGTTGGGGCGGTAGGGAATTCCGACGATCTTCAGCGGCAGGGTAGCCGTCACAGCGATGGTATCCACCACCGTTGCCGAGAGAGGTCCGATTGTGTTGGCAGGAGCCGTGGGCAAGAACGAGGCGTTGGAACCCACCGTGGTAGCTTGCGCTGCCGCGAGAGAAGCCGAGCCTTGGATTTCAAATAGCAGCGAAGGATCGTCCGCCACCCAAACGTAGTAGTCGTTCAGCTTGGCGGCTGGCACGAACTGGAGGTTCAAGTTGACTGCGGTGCCTTGAGTTTGACCAGCGCCGACACCGATAGGGGCAACCTGCACGCCGACGATAGCGCCGATGGGCAAGCAAGCTGTCTGGGAACCGGTGAAGCCGGTGATGTTCGGGACACCGTTGATGTCCGAACCTTGCGTGGAGCCGTTCAGACCGGCAGCAGGGACCAACTGAACAATGTCGCCATTGTAGTAAGCCTTGGTGTCGGTCGACTGGATGTGGTACAGGTTCGCCTTGCCGTTCCAGGGATTTCCGTCCTGGGTCTGGACCGGCTGGAGGCCATGCGGAGCGGCAGGGTTTGCCATTGTCATTCTCCAGAATTATGAAGTCGTCGAGCCGTAGTCGATGCCACTTTTCGGAATGTAGGCACCTTCCACCGGCGTAGTCGTTCCCGTTCGAATGGCCTTGTCGATTGCTGCGGCCCGCTTCTGGTAGAACGCATCGTTCTCGTTCTTCCATTCCTGCTTGATCTTCATCAAGTAGGCTACCAGCGGCCCGCCCTGTTCGGTGTGCCCTACGATACGGCTAACTCGGTCGCCGGAGTCGGCACTTGCAGCGCCCATTCCCGGCTCTATCTCGACTTCACTCTGGGAGACGAACTCGTATCCGTTAGCCAGGGCCTCATTCACCCTATTGGGATAGTCGTTGATCCAGTGGCAGTATAACCCACTTGCCATAAGTTTGCTGCAATCGACACCAAGCTTCGATCCGCCGATCATCGGACGGCGGGAACGGCCCGCCGTTTCGCGATCTGTGATGGACCGTACTTGCGGCGCGATAGCCTCACGGGTGGGGATGCCTTCGTGCTGGTCTTGCTTGCTCATGATGGTTCCTTACTGGTAGTTGGAGAAGTATTCGGCCTGGGCTTTGGCCTTGTCCATCTTCTTATCGCCCTCGACATAGAAGCCCGCTTTGTAGAAGCGCTCGAACTGAGCTTTGACTTCGGCGGGGAGAGAGTTGAAGCCCTTGCCAGACTTGGCCGGGGTGAAGGAGGAGCCACCGCCGCCACCACCTTCGACCATACCTGGGGCAGGAGATTCGAACTCCTCGAACTGCTTGGCGAAGACCTTGCGAGTCTTCTTGGCAACCTCGGCCAGGACTTGCTTGGGGGTGAGTCGTTCGGCCTGGGGCTTCTTCATTTCCCGATCTTGAATGGATAAAGCTGCGCCGTTGGCGTACTCCACCAGTTCTGGATTCTTGCGGTCGTCGAACCAGGGGTTCTCGGACATCCACTCCTGCACGTCCGGGTGGACAGTAGGGTCTTGCTTGGCAGGAGCCTTGACCTCGGGGATCGAGGAAGGTGCCGCTTTCAACTCATCCATCTGATCACGGAGGTCCTCAGCGGCAAGGGCATCGCCGTTGGCTAGGGCTTCCCGGCGCTGCTCCTTCAACTGCCGGAGGGCGTTGGTCATCGCGTTGTCCTCAACCTTCTTGAGGTACTCCCGGATTTCCTTGACGGTGGCGCCCTGCTCCGTCATCTCTTGCCTAAGGCGGGTAATCTCCGCATCCTTCTTGGCGAGAGTCTTGCGCAGGATCGGGTTGATCTGCTTGCCCCGGTTGACGAAGGTCTCAGCATCGGACCACTCGGCTTCGTCACCGCGCCATTCGGCAAGTGGGACCCAGCCTTGCTCACGAGCTTCCGCCACGATGTGGTCGTCACCGCCACCTTCATCGGCGCCGCCACCACCCAACACATCTTTTATATCAGCCATGTCATTCCCCCAGAACCATCATGATGTCCAAGTCGTGAACGACTCGGTAATTGACCTTGTTCTTCAGGTCGCCTTCTTGAAACAGCCAACCTCCGAACTTGGCAATGCGGACCTTATCGCCCACCTTGACCCAGTCTGCCGGTTGGTCGTGGAAGGCTTGCGCCCCCAAAGCAACCACAGTACCTTCCATCTGTTGCATCTCAGCACGACCTTCCAACGTACCGGGAGCGGCAATGATGATGCCGGACGCAGTCGTTGTTTCGGGCGGGTCCATCAAGATCAGGACCTTGTTACCACTCGGCTTCCACTTCGTTGTCATTGATGTCTTCCTCTTTCTAGATATGACACACAGTTTAAAAGAACTACCTCACTATCTCCGGCATGACCAAGTATCAAATTACAGTTGCTGCAAAACTTACCTCTACATTGCGCTATGCTTGGTCGTCCCATAGGTCCTCTTCATCCATCGTTAGTAAATAAGAGTACACCTCATGCGCACCGATAGCCTTCGCTCTACGAACTGCTTCTTCATGCGGATCATCTAATCCCACGCCACCCCTAAAACGGGCTAGCTCCTCCTCCTCCAACTCCCGGAGGTGCCGCTCCAGCATCGCCTTGACCGCCTGTTGCACCGGATGCGCCGAGAAGAGCACCCAGTCCTCCTCCTCCACCACTACTGTCCTTGCCACCATCGCTCTCCTTATCGTTGCCACCCATCATTGAGTGGAGGATTTTGATTGCCTCCAGCGTTCCCTCTTGCTTGTTCTTCGCGGCTCCGATTTGCGCCTCAATAAGCGCAATCTGATGCCCAGTATCCACACCCTTCGCCTCAGCAAGAGTTTGAACAACTTGTGCCTCCAAGAGTTTGATTTGGGCTTGTTGCAACTCAGCCTTGGAGACCAAGTCGAGGAGCTTGATCTTGAAGTCGAGTTGCTGCTTGGCCTGAGCCGACTGTTGCTTGAGTTGCTCGATCTGAAGCTTCGGGTTCTGCGGAGGCGGAACGGCGAACGGACCCTTAGGATCAGGTAGGAACTTGTCGATGTCAGGGACCTTCAGGGCTTGAAGGTAGTAACGATGGACTTGATAGATGTCGTAGCCTGGAGCCGCCATTGCCGCCTGCATCAGCGACGAGGCTTGGTTGTAGCGTTGGGCGTCCGACATGTAGAACGGGTCGGCGCTAGGGCGGATCGTAACCTCGGCATTCTTGTAGAGGTGCGCTGCTGCCTTAGACTGCGGCGGGGCTGACTGAGCGAAGTACGGCATGCTCTCGTCAAGGAACACGCAGTTCAGGCGGAACAGTTTGCGCAACTCCTGAGTGAAAGCCCGATGCGTCCGCTTGAAGATGCCGTTGAACACCTTCATGCCCTGCTCTACCATCGCACGGGAAGTCTCAGCCGGAGTATTCTGACCTGGGTTCTTACCTTGCAGAATGTCAACCGCACCAGCGATCTGCTGTCCATACTCGATGAGGAGGGTGAGCAGTTGGAAGAGCGACTGGTTAGGCGGTGGAGGGGGCAGAGGAACAACACTCTTCCTGATGTCATCTCCACTTCCATCAACAGTCTTCCACTCGCCGGGGCGGAAACGATACTCGCCCTTCTTATTCTTGAACCCGCGCCCAAGGAAGCCCCCTCCAGCATTGGCAAGGGTTCCCGAATCGAGCATCTGGTTGAGCGAGGAATCAATGGCGTGATTGAGCGGCCCGAGTAGAGCACCGAATCCGAGGTCATAGAAGCCACCATCCGGCGAGGGGATGAAAGGATACTTCGTGAACATCGTCAGAGGGTTGATTCGGATGAGTTTTCCGGAGGGTAGGAAAGTAACATCCTTGCGAGTGAAACGCGGCACGATTCGCAGCACTTGGGCCGTATCATAGCGAACAGTGACGATGTATGGTTCGGCGTAGCCGTCGCCGTCCAAATCGAGCGTGCGATGTTGTTCCAGCAACTCGTATGGAGCATCGTGGTCGGCCACGACAGGCCGGATTCCTTGTCGGTCGTCGGTCTCTTCTTCGAGCATGTAGCGGAGTCGGGGCTCGGCTCGGGGGGAACCTTCTTTGAACTCGGCAAAGATTCCTCGGGCTTGGCGCTCGTAGACGGCGTTAGGGTCGAGGTAGATGATGTGGGTAAGGCGGGGGGCATGCTCAATGTCCTTGGTGTAGTAGGACACGACGATGTCCTTCGGGGAGATAAACTCCGAAACGTTGTGGCACAGGATGGGGTCGAAGTAGGACTTCTTGAAGGCGCACCCCATGATGGCTTGGGTCAAGAGCATCTTGTCGTGGTTCTCTTCCCAGGTCTCGTCCTCTTCGAGGATTTGATAAGACATGTGGTCGGCTATTTCGTTGGCCTGTTGGGTCAGGGCATCGAACTTGGCCTTGAGTTGCTGAGCTTGCTGCTGGGCTTGCTGCATAGCCTGCTGCGCCTGGGGGTCAGGCGGTTGACCCGGCTGGGCAGGAGGCATCGTAGGCAGCGTCAGCTTAGGCATTTTCTGTAGCGGACGAGCAGCGACAGGTTGTCCACCGTTGACCAGCGCGGGGTAGGCGCGAGACTGATACTGAAGGGCGGCAATAGTCAAGAGAGGGAACTTGACGTTGGCGGCATCCGGCCACGGGAAGGTCTTCTTCTCGGTGACTTGAAGGGCTAGGCGCATAGCCAACTGCATCCGCTCTTCCCATTCTTGGCGAGAGACCCGGTCGTTGTCGAAGTCCTGCTTGACCATCGCACCGAGGGTGTCGAGGTCATGCTCGTCGAAACGGTCGACGAGGTTCGAGGAGCGCATCAACTTCTCGTCGAGCGCGATGAAGTGTTCAAGGTTCCACGGAGCATTAGCCGGGGCCTGATCTTCGAAGTCAGTAACACTCATGATTGCAATTCCATATAGGTAGGCCGCAAGGGCAACAATCGCATTTCGCCTTCTCGTGAGGAGTCGTGCGCAGGTTGCCCGACTCGCGCGCAAGAAAGGTGTTGTAGACCGGTAGGTCTAACACGATATCTAATATTTGCCAATCCTGTAGCCGATGCAAATATCGCTCTAGCTTACTGGCTTGTATATAGTTCAAGTTACCCCATGCATGCACTAGTCGGTAGTTTGTATCACCCTTGCTTCGACTGGTTTTGCACTTACCTCGACAGTGTTCTTTATATCTGCGCGTAAGGTTAGCCGT